CGCGGTAGACGCAGGCAAAATCTATCACCGGTTTTTCCCGGAGACAAAGATTGTCGAGTACCGCCGGGAGGTAAGACCGGGAGATACCCTATGGACAATCTGCGGTGAGATAGTGACAGATAAAGAGGACCTGCGGAAACTGGTTTATCAGGCGAAGAAAGACAACAGGATCCGGGACGTGGGCAATCTGCAGCCGGGCATGTTGATTGTAGTCAGAGTTGATGAGGCGCGGAATGGATGACAGACAATTTACCGTAACACTGGCTAAAGAAGATTGGGATTTAGTTCTGACCGCACTGGAGATCTGCAAAGAGGATGGGTCATCATTTATGGAGTACGAAATCGAATGCATTATTCGCGGAATAGAGTCAGATTTAGACAGTCAAGGTTTTTAAATGAAAAAGCCGACTGATAACTGCAATTATCAATCGGCAGGCGGAAAAGAATCGCTAAGACTTTCCGCCTCTATATTATCAGAAAATGGAGAAATAGACAAATGGCAGAACTTATATTGAATGCCGATGCTTCGCGTGAGGATTGGCTCAAAGTAAGAAATACAGGATTAGGCGGGTCAGACTGCGGAAGCATCCTCGGACTCAATCCGTATAAATCAGCATTGACACTTTGGTCAGAAAAAACAGGAATGATGCAGCCCGAAGACCTGTCAAAAAACGAAAGGGTCTGGTGGGGCAGCCACATGGAGCCGGTAATCGCACAAAGATTTGAGGAAATTACAGATAAAAAGGTACGCCGGAGAGGAACTCTTCGAGACAACGATTATCCGTATATGCTGGCCAATATTGACCGCTGGATAGTCGGAGAGAATGCCGGTCTTGAAATCAAGACGGCAGATTGGCGCATGAGCAAGCAGTGGGGCGATAAAGACGATCCGCAGGACATGACAGTACCAGACAGCTACTACTGCCAGTGCATGCATTACATGGCAGTCACAGGGGCCGATTACTGGTACATAGGAGCCCTTATCGGCGGAAACGATTTCCGGGTAAAAAAGATCATGCGTAACGAAGACGATATCAAGTACATCCGGGAGCAAGAAAAAGAATTTTGGAACCATGTCACAGAACAGACAATGCCTGCGGTAGACGGCAGTGATTCTACAGTTCACACACTTGTCGGGCTGTACAATACGCCAAACGGGAAAGAGATAGACCTGCCTGAAGAAGCATTGCGGATTTTTGAAAAATATGACTTGGCCAAAGCAAAAGAAAATGAGGCAAAAGAGGCTATACAGGCGGCAAAAAATGAATTAATGGCACTGCTTGGAGAAAACGAAGTCGGGCACCTCGGTGACAGAAAAGTCACATGGAAGGCAATCAAGCCGAGAGAATCTATTAGCTTATCACGCGTTAAAAAAGAAGACAGCGGCAGCTATGAGGCACTCAAAGCGATGGGATTTATCAAAGTCGGCGAAGCAGGCCGCATGGTGAAGGTCTACTGATGAACATTGAAGAGTTTACAGCCCTAAAAACGGGGGTGAAAGTGAGAATACAAAGGGGGCTGAAAGCCCCGCCCATTTCCGGGACACTGGCAGATAAGGTGAACGAATCAGCTCTTGTCAAAATAGGGCATACGCCTTCGGGAAAGCCAATCTTGATTTGGTCGCATTATATGAAATTAAAACAGGAGGAGTTCAGATGAGAATTAAGGAGATACTTTCGCAGCACAGAAGAGATTTCAGAGCATTATTTATCTGTCCTTTTTGCGGGCATGAAGAGGAAAAACCGGGATACGATGACGTTTATTTTCATCAGAATGTGATCCCGGAAATGAAATGTAAAAAGTGCGGAAAAACAGAGCAGGACGGAGCAAATTATCGTCCGTTGAGTACAAAATATACGGAAGGTTTTCAAATTTAACAGGAGGTATGAAACATGAACGCAGCAAAAGGAATCGTAAAAACACAGCAAGAGAACAAAAAGCCATCTCTGCAGGGGCTAATTCGGGCGATGGAGCCGGAGATTAAAAAGGCATTACCGTCGGTCATTACACCGGAGAGATTTACCCGGATGGTATTTACGGCGCTGTCGAGCAACCAAAAGCTGCAGGCGTGCACACCGGAAAGTTTTCTCGGTGCAATGATGCAGGCTGCACAGTTGGGTGTAGAGCCGAATACCCCCATCGGACAGGCATACTTAATTCCGTACGGCAATCAGGTGCAATTTCAACTTGGATATAAAGGACTGATTGATCTTGCTTATAGAAGCGGTGAAGTACAGAGCATACAGGCGCACGAAGTGCACGAAAACGATACATTTGAATACGAGCTTGGGCTGAACCCAAAACTGAAACACGTACCAGCTATGAAAGACAGGGGCCCGGTCATCTTATACTACGCTGTCATCAAGCTGAAAAACGGCGGAGAAGGATTCGAAGTTATGAGCCGGGAGGATGTAGATCAATTTGCGCGGACGAAGTCTAAAACATATAAAAATGGACCATGGCAAACGGATTTTGACGAAATGGCAAAGAAGACCGTACTTAAGAAAGTTTTGAAATACGCGCCTTTAAAATCTGATTTCGCAAAACAGGTCAAAGAAGACGAAACAATTAAAACCAGTATTTCGGAAAACATGACGGACTTGCCGGACGAAACGGTAACCATCGATGCGGAAGCACAAACACCGCAGGACGAAGAAATCCCATTTGATGAAATACCGCCTGCGGTGGACAAGGAAACGGGGGAGGTACTGAGCGATGGAAGAAATTAAGAGAAATCCTCTTCCGGAGATGGAGTGTGGGATGGCCTACTTGGCCCATCCCACACTCCCTACGCTCCCGTCGCTAAAAGCTCGAAAGTATTTGCGAAAGTATTTGCGGAAGAAATTAAGGAGGCTAATGTAGAGGAAACAGGAGACATCGCGTATAAAATCATGAAGAAATACCCCAACCTGACGATCATTTCTCCTCTCCATGCGTATTCATTCTTGGAAGGAAAAAATATGGAAGAAACGGAGATTCTCCGGTACGATTTTAGACTTCTCAACAACTGCACTCTTCTGATTTTGTCCGGATACTGGAGACAGAGCAAAGGATGCATGTCCGAATACGGTTATGCAAAAGCAAAAGGAATCAGGATCTATGAGTATGTAGACGGAACTCTATATCCGCTGGAATGATGCTGGTTAATTGAAAGGGGTGATGCCATGGCACGGCCGCTCAAACAAGGGCTTGATTACTTTCCCTTGGATGTCGGCTTTTTACAGGATATGAAAGTGCGCCGGATAATTAAGTCATGCGGTGCGTCGGCAATTTCAGTACTAATCTGGCTGCTGGGTAGCTGCTATCGAGACGAGGGGTACTACATTTGGTGGACAGAGGATTTGCCTTTCATAGTGGCGGATGAGATTGGCGTCACGGAAGGATGCGTACAAGAGGTTGTTAAAAGAGCCTTACAGGTCGGTTTCTTTGATGCAAGCATGAAGGAAAAACATGGAATTCTGACTTCTGCGGGAATCCAAAAAAGATTTTTGGAGGTAACTTCTCGAAGAAAAGCAGCGTTTCTCCGTAGGGATTTTGCACTCATTTCCGTTAATGTCGACAATAACTCAATTAATGTATGCAATAACTCGATTAATGTATACAGTAATGAACAAAGTAAAGTAAAGAAAAGAAAAGGAAAGGAAAGTAAAGAAAAGGAAAGTAAAGAAAAGGAAGAAGAAAAGAACGTTCTTTCTTCTCAAGATGAAATCATTCAATCTTACTTTTCATCCAATCCTGAATTGGAAGAATCACTCCGAAGGTGGTTGGACATGAGAGAAGAAAGGAAAGCTTCTGTATCACCGACGGCTCTTAAAAAGAATTTGACACAACTCAAAAAATTATCAAACGGGAATATAGAGGACGCCATTCTCATTGTAGAGCAGTCAATTGAAAATCAATGGCTCGGATTCTGGTCACTCAAAAGACCAAAGCAGAAAAAAGCGGGAGGAAGCTATGGACATATCGCCTCTCCGGAAGAGTGGAAAGGTATTAAAGATGGGTGGTGAAAATGGAACAGATTGGACAGGATATGGATGCTCTCCAGAAAAAAATGGAGACATTTATCAAAAACAATGGCCGCTTAAATGAGCAAAACGAAAAGACAGAAGCAGAAGAAGCGGCAGAAGAAAGAAAAAAATGGACGAATCGGCTGTATAAAGCCGGAATAGGCAGGCGGTACCATGCATGCACGTTTCAGAACATTGAAAGAAAAGGATTACCGGATTCCAAGCTGCTGAAAAGCCACTATGCCATCGCGAAAGATTACGCTAAGAATTTCAAGGCACATAAGGCAAAAGGGCAAGGGCTTATATTCGCCGGACCGGTAGGACGCATGAAGACAACAATGGCGGTGGCCATAGCGCAGGAAATTATGAAAGATTATAACCGGGCGTATTTCATCACGATGCCGGAATTGATGGACAGCCTTCTGCAGAATAATCTTTCACAAGAAGTTCGAACGCGCACAAAAGAAACAGATCTACTGATTCTTGATGACATGGGTGCGGAGTATCAAAATGACTGGGTACTGAACGCGGTTGATGCAATTATATCTAAACGGTACAACGAACTCCTGCCGGTAATTATTACGACAAATAAGACGCCGGAAGAAATGAATCAGAGGTACATGGCACGGATTTTTGACAGGTTGAAGCATGCGAACAGGTTGCTTATAGAAGCAGGAGAAAGCCTGCGGAAAAATGAGGTTTGAGAAAGGAGGAATGGATCGTGATATTAGAAGTAGCAATTGAAGTATTAAAAGAATTGCTAAGTGGTCTATCTGACAGTACATACTGGATTCCGGCCGGAAAAACAGCTGAAGAAGAAAAAATATTTAACGATAGAGTTTGGATGGCATTAGTTGTAGTCATTAAAGCGCTTGAGTCGAAGAAAAGCAAAGGAGAATGACATGATAAATATGAACAATTGTCAGATTTGCGGAAACCTTGTACGCGATCCTGAAATCAAGAGCACGACATCCGGGAAAGCGGTAGCAACGATGACGGTAGCGGTCAATCGGTATTTTGTAAATCAGAATGGAGAGAAGCAGGAGTTTACTGATTATGTACGAGTAAAAGCGTGGCCGCCATGGGCAGAAGCCATCGGAAACCAGCTGAAGAAAGGGATGCCGGTGTTTGTAGAGGGGCGGTACAGCAGCTACTCTTACGGCAAGGACGGAGACAAGAAATACATGACGGAGATTGTCGCGGAATTTGTCGCGAGCCCTTTGAATATCAAGAAAGCACAAGCAGCAGAAGCGGGAACAGGCGATTTTGAACAGTTCGGAACAGCTCAAAGTGAACTGCCACCACAGATGGAAAATGATGATTTGCCGTTCTGAGGTGGTGGGATGGAATTTATCGTTGAAGGAGAGCCTCAAGGAAAAGCAAGGCCGCGGTTCAGCAGACGGAGCGGCACAGTTTATACACCGGCAAAAACAGCAAAGTATGAAAAACAGATCAAAGCTGCTTTTTTAGCAGCCGGCGGAGAAATGTTTCCGATAGATAACTATGTTTCCGTAATGATCAATGCCTATTTCTCGATTCCAAAATCCTACATGAAAGGAAAGCGGCTGGCGTGTAAACATAACATTAACAGACCGGCAAAGAAACCAGATGTGGATAATATTTTGAAAGCGGTCTTAGATGCACTAAACGGGGTGGCCTATAAAGATGATAAGCAGGTTATTGAAGTGACGTGTGGGAAATGGTATTCACAGAGCAGTGGCTTTTTAAAGATAAGTGTAGAAGAAGTGAAAGTTTGATGTTCACGGAGGTAGTAACATGATGTTTATTTTTGGGGCGATGTTTGGGGCGTGCGTAGGATTACTGTTTTGTTCGTTATGTGTCGTAGCGAAAAGAGAAGATAATGACCGTTAAAGAATTTTTGAATAGTATTCGGCGGCAGCATTCACGAGTGGAGGCTTGCAAGGAACGGATGAAAAAAATTGAATGTGAAGTCATCTCTTTAAAATCTCCACAATTAGGTGACAAAATACAATCAAATAACGTGAAATCACTTGATGAAGTAATCTGCAGACTCGAATTGAAAAGAGCAGAAACATCACGGGAACTTATTCGGTTAATGGATATGCAGGATAAAGCAGAAGCTCTGATTAGCTGTGAGAAAAACCATGACCGATGGGCAGTGTTGTACCGCAGATACATACTTAATCAAAAATGGGAGAAAATTGCTGTTGAAATAAATCTTGACTTGCGCTGGATTTACAGGCTGCACGGGCAGGGATTGGTTGATTTGGAAAATACGCCATTAAAAGTCACTATTGACATGTGATATAGTGTATGTGTGAAAATTGGGAAACGCAATTAAAAGAGCACATGTTCTTAAACGGCATGTGCTTTTTACTTCAAATAGCAGTATAGTTTTCAGCAATCTAAGTCAAGCAAAAAAAGACAGGTTGATATTTGGTAAATAGTACTCTTTATAATTTTATAGATAAATGCTACACTGGGAATAAATCAAGTCTATGAAAGATTAAAGGGGGCATTATACATGGAAAGGATATTTTCTGTGAATCTGGCTGGGAAAGTTAAGAATTATTCTTTATCGAAAAGAAAAGCGCTGATGCCTCTGTTTGAAGCTATTATTAACTCAATTAATGCAATTGATGAACGACGTATGCAAAATAAAAATAATAATTTTAAAGGTAGTATTATTATCCATGTAAAGAGATCCATGCAAGATAAACTTCCTGGTGTCGATAATGGGATAGCTGAAGTAGATGGTTTTGAAATTATAGATAATGGTTGTGGATTTAATGATGAAAACATGGAATCTTTTTTAGAATCAGATTCTATGCATAAAGTTGATATTGGCGGTAAAGGAATTGGCAGATTTTCATGGCTTAAGGCATTTAAGAAGGTAATCATTAATAGCGAATATGAAAATATCAATGGAAAGGGATTTATTAGGCGGTATTTTGATTTTAAAATTCAAAATACCGCTATTGAAGATAGAGTTGAAGATGTTTTGACTAGGGGCGAATATAAAACATCGGTGGTTCTTGATTCATATTTACATGGATGGAAAGAAAATGTTCCTAAAGAATTATCAGTGATTGCAATGAAAATAATCCATCATTGTTTTGGATATTTTCTTAACAATAATTGTCCGAGAATTTTGATTAAAGATGATAGTGAGTCTATTGTTTTGAACGAAGTGTTTAATAATAAATTTAAGAGGGAGCATACTCCTATTAAATTTAAAGTTAAAGATCGTGAATTTACACTTTTAAATTTTAAAATAGAAGAAGAGAATTTTGTGGGACATGAATTATATCGTTGCGCCCATAGTAGAGTAGTGGATACCAAGAATTTATCAAGCTATATTGTTGATTTAAATAAGAATTTCTATAAGCATAATAAATATTGGTATATTGGTGTTTTAACTGGCGAGTATTTAAATGATACCGTAGATATGACACGACTATCATTTGATATCCCAGATAACGAGTCAACACTTATGGCAGATATTAGCTGGGCGGAAATTATGGAAAAAGTTATTTATGAAATAGAAAAGCATTTAGGAAATCATTTGGAAGTGATAAAAAAGCGAAGTTAGATCATATCAAGCAGTTCATCACAAAGGATGCTCCACAATATAAACATTTGTTAAAATATATGAGACCAGATATAGAAAAAATTCATCCGGGTCTTACAACTGATAAAATGTATAAAGAGTTAGATCATGTGGCTCGGAAGTTTGAACAACAAATGAAACAAGAGCAAGATGCATTGATAAAAACATTAGAAAAATCTGATGTACTTCCGGATGATTACGAAGATTTATTTAAATCTGAAATTGAAAAGATAACAGAGGCAAATAGTTCGACTTTGGCGAAATATGTAATGCATAGAAATATAATTATACGGCTATTTGAGACTGGATTAAGGAAAACAGATACGGGGAAATTTAAAAAGGAAGAATATATCCATAATTTGATATATCCACAAAGAAAGACATCGGATGATATTAGTGAAGAAGCACATAATTTATGGCTTATAGATGAAAGACTTTCATATTGTAGTTATATCGCGTCAGATATTCCTTTTGATAAAGAAAAAGAGAGGCCAGATATTCTGTTTATGGATAGACCATTTGCGGTATCTGATAGTAGTGAAGAAGGAGTGTATGATTCTATAATAATTATTGAATTGAAACGACCAATGAGAAATAATTACACAAAAGATGAAAACCCCATCGATCAGCTTTATGGATATGTCAGGAAGATAAGAGACGGAAAGGCAGAAGATAGATACGGGCGTAAAATTAGAGTATCAGAAAGCACAAAATATTACCTGTACGCATTGTGTGATGATACATCACGGCTAAAAGAATACATAAGCAACTATGATTTTACTGTAATGCCGGACAATATGGGGTATTATACTTTTAATAAAGGATTACATGCATATTGCGAGATATTATCTTTTGATAAAATAATTGTAGATGCAAAAAAACGGAATAGGATATTATTTACTAAGCTCGGGATACATTAAGCGTTATCTAGTAAAAAATGCATAATACTACACAAAAAAGCACTCTTAACGGGTGCTTTTATATTTCCGGCGGGGCATAGGTTCTTCCGGAGCTTTATACAGATTGAGGTGCTCCGACAGCCCGAAAACATTTTAGCTGCAAATTTTTATTCGTCCTTGTTAGTAAAGACAAAGTGGATGGGAGGTGATAATTTGAAAGTTTCCAAGAATCTAAAACTACTTACGACGACTCAATCAGAAATGGCAAATATTATGGGAGTATCGCAGCAAAGAGTATCTCAGCTCATATCAGAAAATGTAATTTTGCGGGATAAAAATAATTCCGTTTTGGTCATCGAAAGCCTAAAGAATTATTACAAGTTAAAAGCCAATGCAGAAAACTCCGATGATATAGATTTCCAAAAAGAAAGAGCACTGCATGAAAAGACGAAAAGAGAAATTGCAGAGCTGAAACTGGCGAAAATGCAAAGAAGTGCTTATGCTGCGCGGACTGTTGAACTGGTTCTGACAGAAATGCTTTCAAATTTACGCACCCAGCTTCTGGGGCTGCCGTCAAAGTTAGCGCCTATACTTGAAGATCTGAAAAAAGAGAAAATATATGGGATCCTTTCTAAAGAAATTGAAGAAAAACTGCTTGAATTATCCGAGTATGATCCAGAAATGTTTGCTGCCGACGAAATAGATGAGGGTGAAGACGATGAAGACAGCTCGTGAACTCTGGCAGTATATATCAAAAAACGGTTTAAAACCGCTGCCGAAGACTTCCGTTTCCAACTGGGCAGACAATCACAGAATGCTGTCATCTGGCATTTCCGCAGAGCCGGGAAAATGGAAAACATCACGAGCGCCGTATCAAAAAGACATTATGAACGCTTTTACGGAACCGGGTATCCATAGAGTAGTTGTAAAATCATCGTCACAAATCGGCAAATCTGACATGATGAACAACGTTATCGGAAGATTCGCTCATTTGGATCCGTGTGCTATCATGATGATCCAGCCTACCATTGATATGGCGCAGGATTATTCCAAGACGCGTATCGCGCCGATGATTAGGGATACAAAAGTGCTGAATAATCTCTTCTATGACGTGAAGTCCCGGGATGCTAACAATACAATTCTTTCCAAGGTCTTTCCCGGCGGGCGTCTTATTATGTGCGGGGCAAACAGTCCAGCGGGGCTGGCATCTCGCCCGATACGAATCCTACTTGCTGATGAAGTGGACAGGTTTCCAGATTCGGCAGGAACAGAGGGTGACCCTGTGGATCTGGCAGCTAAGCGTATGACGACGTTCTGGAACTCCTGCATGGGGCTGTTTTCGACGCCTACAAACGAGGGGTCATCCCGGATTGATGAGGAATACCTCGCGGGCACACAGGAGGAATGGCAGCATAAGTGCCCTAATTGCGGAGAATACCATTTGCTGCGGCATATAGACATGACTGTGGATTATAAAGAAATCAAAACACCGAGTGGTAAGAAAACGGTTATCGTTAATGATGTGAAATGGAGATGTCCGCATTGCGGGTTTTCTTTTTCTGAAAAGGAAATGAAACAGACCCCACAGAAATATATCAGCCGGAATGCAGACGCGTTGAAAAACGGCATACGTTCTTTTTTTGTAAATGGCTTTACATCTCCATGGATGACATGGTCAAAAATTATGCGGGAATGGCTTGAAGCAAAAGGAGACCCCGAACGGGAAAAAGTAATTATGAATACTGTTTTTGGGGAATCCTACAAGCAGAAAGGAGCTTTTGAAGATGAACAGATATTTTTACGGCGCAGAGAATCTTATGGTGCCGAGCTGCCCAATGGAGTATTACTTTTAACAGCAGCGATCGATACGCAGGATAACCGACTTGAATATGAAGTAGTTGGTTGGGGCAAGGAAGAAGAATGCTGGGGAATCCGTAAAGGGATTGTATTAGGGGCGCCGAACCAAGACCGGACCTGGAAAGAAATAGATAATATTTTAGATAAAACTTATCATTTTGCCGACGGAAAAGGACTGAAAGTAGTTAGAACGTTTATTGATTCCGGCGGGCATTATACGTCTGATGTCTATAATTACTGTCAAAAGAATTTTCACAAACAGCGATTTGCAATCAAGGGCCGTGGTGGTCCCGGTATTCCTTTGATTTATAAAATTGCCAAGGCAAATAACGCTAAGGCACCGCTGATACTCTTAGGAGTCGATGACGGTAAGCAGCAGATTATGGACAGATTATCTATAGATAGTCCGGGACCTCTGTATTTCCATTTCCCGCAGGATGAAGGGATAAAAGAATTATCTAACCGAGGCTATGACGATCTGTATTTCAAGGGCATTATCTCAGAGCATAAAAAGGTCTACAAAAGAAACGGTGTACTCCGGGAAGTCTGGGAAACGACCAAGAATGTCCGGAACGAACCGCTTGATCTTAGAAATTACAACCTGGCATGTATGAAATCCCTTAAGCCAGATTGGGGTAAACTGGAGATGCTGGTCAACGGAATGTCAGAAACCGAGGTTAAAAGAGCGGTGGCAAAACCGCAAAAGAAAAAGGCAGTATATAGAGCTAAAAGACAGGTAAATATTTGGTAAAAGCACTCGAAAGGGTGCTTTTTGATTGGAGAAACAGAATGAGCAGACTACAAAACGAACGCCTGAAATTGTATTTAGAAGCTGAAAAGGCGGTTTTAAGCGGGCAGTCCTATACAATCGGCAATCGAACGCTGACAAGAGCCAATCTGGCAACTATACGAAAAGCCATTGATGATTTACTGGCGGATGGCGCCACTTTGGACGAGGACGAACGCGTATCAGCGGGGTCAAGAAAAAGAGTTGTCTTTTTCGGATAAGGAGGATATTTGATGCACGAAAAAAGAACACAAAAAAACAGGATTAGAGCACCTACATTACGCAAATCAGTCCAGTTCAGGAATACAGGATATTCCGAGGGCGGGGCCAGTCGTACAAGTAATATTCTCAAGGCGTGGAATCCCGAACGATCCAGCGCAAAGGCAGATATCGATGCAAATCTACGATCTCTCAGAGGTCGTTCTGCCGATCAGGTCATTAATACCCCAGTGGGTGCAGCAGCTATTAACAGCTCCGTTGTTCATGCGGTAGGAGATGGCTTACGGTTATTTCCTAGAATCCCATATAAATTCTTAGGATTAGATGCGAAAGCGGGCAGAGAATGGGCAAGAAAGACCTCACGCGAGTTTGATCTGTGGGCTGCATCTAAGAATTGTGATCTTTACCGGAGAAACAATTTTTATGATTTACAATTCATCGCCTACTCGACATATCTGACGGATGGAGATTCTTTTTCGCTTTTCCGGCGGAAAAATCCGACGTTTGACATGCCGTATTCATTAAGGATCCAGCTATTAGAAGCCAATAGAGTTTCAAACCCCATCAATCAGGGATATATTTCAACCGCTGGTACATATGCAGTGGAGATGAAGGCTCCTAATGGCAACCGGATTGTAAATGGCGTTGAGATTGCTGCCGACGGGGAAATCGTCGCCTTTTGGATAAGTAACAAGGTTCCTAACGATCCGACGGATTTCAGGATAGCAGAATGGGTTCGCGTGGAGGCGTTCGGGAAACGAACAGGAGTGCCCAATATTCTGCAGGTCTGTCATGATACTAGGGCGGAACAGTACAGAGGTGTACCTTATCTGGCGCCGGTACTGGAGACGTTGAAACAGGTATCAAGATATACAACGGCAGAATTGACGTCGGCCATCATCAAGTCCTTTTTTGCCTTATTTTTTACCAGCCAGGCGGGAAGCTCCGACTTGGATAATATCTTGGGGACACATGATAAAGATGACCCGACGGCGCCGGTTGTGGATGTAAGCGAATACGGGCTTGCGCCGGGAACAATGAACGCCCTGCCGAGAGGAGTGGACGTCAAATCCATTGATGCGTCAAACAGCCAAAGTACATTTGAACCGTTTGTGACGCAGCTCATTAAACAAATAGCAGCGGCTATAGGGCAACCGTATGAAGTACTGCTGAAATCATTTACATCTTCATATTCGGCCTCAAGGGCGGCATTGCTGCAGGCTTGGGAAGAATATAAGCTGCGGCGTAAATGGTTTGCCAGCGATTTCTGCCAGCCCGTATACGAAGTATGGCTTGCGGAAGCTGTCGCCATCGGGCGTATTGAAGCACCGGGCTTTTTTGATGATCCGCTAATTCGAAAGTCATGGTGTACAGCTGACTGGTTCGGACCGACAATGAGCATTCTCGATCCCGTCAAAGATATTAACGGGAGTGCGCTCCGTACTACATATGGTCTAAGTACCCGGGAACGGGAAGCTGCAGAGATGACGGGTACGGATTTGGAAGAAAACCTGGAACAGCTTGCCTACGAAAAGCAGCTGATTGATGGTTACGGCTTAAATATGGGTGATCCTCAAGTATTAGCCGGGAAAGGCGGTGAGAAAGAAGATGAGTAAAAAGAAATTCTGGGAAATAAAAAATAAAGCTACAGACGAAAAAGCCGAGCTGTTGCTTTATGGTGAGATTTCCGATGCAACATGGTGGGGAGATGAAGTTACGCCCAGGCAGTTTGCCGATGATTTGAGTACATGTACCGGTAAAGATCTTGTAGTCCGTATTAACAGTCCGGGCGGAGATGTTTTTGCCGCGCAGGCCATCTACAATCTGCTGAAGTCGTATGCCGGAGACGTAACAGTACACATTGACGGAATTTGCGCCAGCGCAGCTACGGTTGTAGCCTGTGCAGGAAACAAGGTCATCATGCCGGATAATGCTCTGTATATGATCCACAATCCTCATGCAGTACTGATCGACGCCTACGATGCCGTGGGGCTGTCTAAACTGGAAAACGAACTGCACGCCGTGAAAAAGACAATTACGAACGTCTATCAGAAAAAATGCGGAGACGCGATGTCTGCTGAGGATATCAGCCGGGCAATGGACGAGGAAACGTGGATGGGGGCGGATGAAGCTTTGACATTCGGGTTTATCGATGAAATTGATAACAATTTTGCGATTAAAACGAATATGAAGAGCGACACGCTGATCGTTAATTCTGTTGCGCTGCCGACAAAAGGCAGAAATATGGATAAAATCACCAGTATTATTGACAAAAAGAAGGGAGAAAACATGAAAGATAATGAAATGATTTCAAAAATCAAGGCAGTTTTAGGGATAAAAGAATCCGAAGATCCTAAAGTCGCGGCGGAAAGGCAGCGCATTGCGGCCTTGGATGCCTTGAGGACTGAGGATAAGAATCCTTATGTAGAAGCAATTATAGACACCTGCAAGAAAACAGAAGGGGTAGAAGTTAAAACGGTTAAACCTATTATCGACTCCATCCTTGCTGTAAAAGTGGAAAATAAGCCTGATGAGAAAATCGAGGCAATTATGAAGATCATCCAAGACAATGTGGATTCCGGTGCCAATGGTGTAAAACCTACGCCGCAGCATAATCCGGAAGATAATGAGCATCAGAAATTAGAGGCTGATATCAGTGATATTGTGAATCGGGCAAACAAGATAAGGGGGAATAAATAATGGCTCTGTATGAAAAAGTGACGTTAGACAGCAATGGTCTCATTGGAGGCCCGGAAATTGCGATGCTTACAAAAAATGTAGAATTGACTGCAGCTAAAGAAATGAAAAGAGGGACACTCTTAACAACTACATCCGGGAAAGTAGCGGCTACTGCTAAAGCAGGTGTAGCGGATTGCATCTTAGCAGAAGACACCGACAGTAAGGCAAAAGTAGCAACTGTTTACATCTCCGGCCGGTTCAATCGTGAAAAACTGATTGTTGCTGCAGGAGATACCGTGGATGCACACGAAGAGGAACTTCGCGACAAAAATATTTATTTGACTAAACTGAAATAAGGAGGATATCTATAATGGCTATTAATTACAAAGACACAGTCGCATTGATTGAAGCGGTAGAACGAATGAATCCGCCGGCATCTTTCCTGTTGGATACATTCTTCCCGCGTATTCCGAACACGTCCGTCACGGCAGTGATCGAGGTGCAGTACCGGAAAGGTGCACGACGCCTGGCCCCGTTTGTGACTCGTGGAACAAAAGGCATTAACATGAAACGGGATACTGTCGAATCGCAGTTTTATAAAGCGCCGATGATGGGACCGCGCAGAGTGCTTGATCCGGATGTCATCAATGAACGCGGATTTGGAGAGGGTATATATTCATCCAAAACTCCGGAAGAACGAGCCGCTGACGCACAGGCCTATGACTTGACCGATTTGCAGAATATGATTATCAACAGAAAGAATAAAATGGCTGCGGACATTCTCACCACAGGTAAATGCGAAATCAAAGGATTTGCCGATGATGGGAAAACAGAACTGCTGGATACTATTGATTATGGATTTGACCAGAAACTGACACCGTCTAAGACCTGGGATCAGGCAGGAGCTACCATTTATGCCGACATTAAAAATATGTCGGAAGAAATCCAGCAGAATGCAGGCATTGTACCGACAGTTATGGTTATCGGAAAGAACGTATTCAACTATATGCTGGGCAACGATGAAATTATGAAATGGCTGGCTGTTCCGTCCAGAGATAATTTAGGGATGTTCTCTTTCTCGCCGAAAATCGTTTCTCCGCAGGTGACACGCGTAGGGATTATCCAGGCACTGAACATGGAAGTATATACATACGGAGAAACCTACCTGGATGACGATGAAAATCCGAAGCCGTTCATCGGTGAAAATGATGCCATCATTGCTATTCCGGGAAGGGGTAGGCAGCTGCACGGAGCAGTAACGCTCGTCAATGAAGCGGAAACAGGCTACAACACATATGCAGTTTCTTATGTGCCGTACTATGATGGGAATAAAGAATCACAGACCGTGGCGCTCTCTATGTATTCCCGCTGCGTACTGGCACCGGAATCTGTCAATGACTGGGCGGTCATTAAAGCCAAAGGCTAATAGGAGGTACGTTATGTATATTCTCGTGAAAAAAGGGATGTTGTCCGCTTATGGTGAGATCTTCCGAAAGGGTGATGTGCTGGAACTGGAAGATGAAGTAGCTGAGAGGCTGCTGGAATCTGAAGATTTTGAAGCGTGCGAGGAACCTGTCGTCATAGAACCGGAGGATGATACAGAATCGGAGGACGATACGGAAAATATAGATGAAGAAAAACAGATAACAAAATCGACCGCGAAAAAGACAGCGACAAAGAAGACATCTTCCAAGCGGACACAGAAGAGCACTGTCAAGAAAGACGCGGAGCTTCCGAGTGTGGATTTCGAAGCGGCTGTAAAAAAATGAGTTCTTTCAAGGACTATATAGCCGCAGATAACAAAAATGTATTTTTGAATGAACAGGAATTTGCTGAAAAGCATAACCTGAACGGATCAGAGTGTGTCGCTGTTGTACAAGAGGTTGTCATTAATGATGATCTAACTACTGAGACCGCAGCCGCTGCCAAATATACAGATGCTATGTATGGCAGTATCATCAATGTCAGGAAATCCGATTTGCCGTATATTCCGGAAACGGGGGATACGTTCCGGTTGGACGGAAAATACGGTCAAGTGGTACTCTGCAAAGACGATGAAGGTATATTGACAATCACGTGGGCGGTGAATGAAACATGATTGATATTGACGTGCGGTGCAAAGGTGCTGCACTGGTTATCCGGACAATGAATGAAACTCCGAAAAACATTCAAAAGGCGATTAGCATGAGCGTCAATAAAATCGCGCTTTCGGCCCGCACGCAAATGGCAAGAGAAGCGGCTAGAGAGTATTTTATCGGGGTCGGAAAAGCCAGGAAAACGATCAGCATAACAAAGAAAGCAGCGATAAATAGCTTAAAGGCACAGATCACAAGTGTGGGAAATCCCAATTCTCTGGCGCATTTTAAAATATCGCCCAAGAAAGTACAGCATAAAGGCCGTAAAAATAAAAAGATCCGCGTGCAGGTAAAACGTTCAGGTGGTGGGGCAACATTAGATAGAGCATTTGTCATGGCAATTGGTAAAGGCGACAGTGTTGGCGTATTTGAAAGAAAGAAAGAAACAAGATATCCCATCCGAAAATTATTCGGACCGTCTGTGCCGTCTATGCTGAAAAATGAAGAAATCCAACGTGAATTGGAAAAATCAACGGCAGAGAAGCTCAATAGGGAACTGAACCGACAACTTGCCCGCATTGTAGGGAAATAAGGAGGGAATGTTATGACGCCTGTCATGCTGACAAATGCTATCAAAGAATTACTGGATGAAAAGCTGGTGGATTACACTTATACGGATTCTGCCGGGGATACAAGGGCAATTAAAATCTATACCTATTACTTGGACGATAAACGCCCAGGGAGTGGAGACGTAGCCCCATATATCGTGGTACGCTCAGTGTCGGGAGAGGATGGTGTAGATAACAGCACGGCCAAATGTATTATTGTGGCATGTGTACGCGATGAATCACCGGAATCCGGTTATCTTGGGGTAGTCAATCTGATAGAGCGCATTCGGCAGATTTTGCTGACAACGGGTACCGTTGGTAAGAAGTTCCCGCTGAAAAAACCGCTGAAATGGGGCATTGATAATGATCCTAACCGGCCATACTACAGCGGGTATATCGAAGTAGATTATTATGTAGGGCACCTGGATGATTTCCGGGAGATGCCCTTTTTGTATGAGTAAGGAGGTCTATATGGCAACTTCAAAATCAACAAAAACAGAGGATTCCGTGAAAAAAACAGAAGGGCCCCTGTCTTATGTGGGGCCAAATATTCCCAAGCTGGGGCTTACGCAGTATCAAGTGTATATCGGAGGAGTCCCCGAATTCCCGGATATTGTGCAGGAAGAGCAGAAGATCCGGCTAAGCCGGCTGTTTGTTTCTGTGTCAAAGTTGAGTGATGTAATGTCTACCATTGAAACCAGGGGTACAGTATATAACAAGTTTTATAATGACGGATTATCCGTCAGAAGGGAGCTTAACTGATGAGTTATTATCACGGTATTAAAACCTTTGAACGGGCTACAGCGATAAAGCCGGCAGTGAATACAGAGGGATGTCTGCCGGTCATTGTCGGTACCGCGCCGATTAACTTAGCAACGGATCCAGCAGAGCCGAATACGCCGGTACTCTGCCGTCAGATGGCAGAAGCAGTAGCAGCATTCGGGTATAAACCGGACTTTGACAAATATAATATTGCAGAAGCAATTTATACATTTTTCTCTCTATACGGGGTGTCTCCGGTAATATTTATTAACGTACTGGATAAAACGAAACACAAAACATCTGTATCAGGAGCACAGATCACAGTTACAGACCATATGGCCATCATCAAAGAAGATGTACTGTTAGATACACTGACCGTCAAATCAGCTGATGCATCTGTCAAATTACAGGTAGATACGGACTACACGGCAGCCTTTGACGATAATGGAACAGTGATCATCACACTAGTTGCTAACAGCAGCCATTACGGCGATACGTCTATCACTGTTGCCTATGACAAAATCGATCCGTCAAAAGTGACTACGGCAGATATTATCGGAGGTATTGATTCTGCCACCGGAAAGGAAAAAGGCCTGGAAGTCATCAATACCATCTTTACCAAGCTGGGAGTTGCTCCCGGTATGATCGGCGCTCCGGGATATAGCGACAATTCAGAAGTGGCGG